GGTGATAGGCAAAGCCTTTGCCGGGGCTATATCGTTTTACACGGATTTGAGATATTTGGCAGGTAATGGCGCAGGTAAGCCACTAGGCGCAATTTCAGCACCCTGCACGATCACGGAAGCAGGCGAGTCGGGGCAAGTGACCCTTACGATAGTCTATGAGAACATAGTTAATATGTTTGCTCAGTTGGCCCCTGCGTCCTGGAAAAACGCCGTATGGGTGTGTCACAACACCTGCTTACCGCAGCTTATGCTTTTGAGCTTTCCTGTCGGGACTGGTGGATCTCACGTCCCGGTTTTAAGGGAAGATAGCGGTAAATTCTATATCTTGGGCAAAGAGCTACTGGTATCAGAAAAAGTCCCTGCTCTTGGGACTGCCGGTTGTTTGGGACTCTACGACTTCTCAAAGTATATCATAGGACTCAGGGAGGACGTTCGGATAGAATCCTCAATCCACGCACAGTTTAGAGAGGACATCACACAATGGCGTGCAATCGTCAGAACAGACGGCCAACCTGGACTTTCAGCAGCCATTACTCTTGTGGACGGATCAACAGAGGTTAGCCCCTTTGTGATCCTGGACGGGATTTAATAAGTTTGTTCTTTCTCATTAGGGACTGATACCCCTGATGGGATAGTTACTAATCCTGGGGGGGCCGGCGAATCATCTCCCCGGTCCCCCGACTTGAAAAGCTAAGATATTATAGACTGCCTTACCTTGACAAAGTGGCTGTATGGGGCTGTGAGGACGTGCTTTGAGCAGAAATCAGTCCTTAAAATGGACTTTTATCAAAATAACGCCGTAGAGGGGGTAAATTTGAACGTGTAACATTAGTCAAGCTATCCCACAGGGAAGGTTAAAATGGTTCAGTAAAACCCCCTTAAATAGAGGGTTTCTGAAGCCAAAAATAGGGGGGCTGAGACCCCAAATTGAAAAGGGGGAAAAATGAAAATGCCTGGACCAGATAAAAACAGAAATGAGCAGTTCAAGAAGGACGTAGAGAAGGGTCTTTCTATCACGCAGCTTGCCAGAAATTACCGGATTAGCAAAAGGCAGGTCAGTCGTTTGAAAAAGAAATTAGGGTTGACGACTACGACCACGCAGACGGAAGCGTCCACGTCAACAAAAAGGATGACCTTCTGGCTCCCGGTAAGCACCATAGAGGAAATAAAAAAGAAGGCAGCCAACCAGGGCAAGACAGCGTCAGCTATTTTAAGAGAGATCCTGGGAAAATATCTAAAAAATAAGTAAAGGAGGAGAAGATGAAAGTAGTAGAGGAATTTTTCAAACCAGTTTTAGAGACGTTATATAGTGTTTATCCTAGTTTTATTGATTTAGAGAAATTAACAAAAGAGGCTATGAAGAAAACGACACACTTTACTTTTTCACACGAAAAAGCAAAAGGAGTTTGTCTTTATCTCAAAGATAGAGGTTTAATTGTCGAGAGTGCGGAAGGATGGAGAATAGCTGCCTCAGGGATAAACTCTTTAGAAAAACGAGCTCTTTTGAAACCCGACCCAGTTGAACCCAGTATTTTTATAATAAAGTAAAAGAATTAGCATAAAGACAACAAGGAGAAAAGGGGGGAAAAGGTGAAAGAGCTAAAAAGCGTCAAGGGCCACTGGACGCCGGAAGGCACGGTATGCCAGGGAAAAAAAGTAAGATCAGGAATTTTTGTTAATACTACCGGAAAAAGTGAAGAGGAGAAAGACAGGCTATTTGACCTGGCAAAAAAAGAGGTCGGGAAAGAAAAGGGACTTGATCTCTACGAGATTATTAACGTGTAGCAAAAACAGGCGGGGTCAATGTTCGTTGTTCGTCTGTTCGTCAACTCGTTCTTTGTTAAGGGTTTTCCTGGCCCCGTCTATGCTATTTTTCAGTAGAGTGAGGTGAGTATTTTGGAAGGTAAAGTAAAGAAGTTGATGGACAGGGGCTATGGGTTCATTGAGACCCTGGACGGTGAGAGTTATTTCTTTCATAGAACAGAGGTAAAAGGCGTTGCTTTTGAGGAGTTAAATCGGGAAGATCTGGTTGAGTTTGAGCCTGGGGAAAATGAGAAAGGGAAGCACGCAACCAACGTCAAGAGAGTAGAGGAGAAAGTAGAGGAGCAAACAGAACAGCTTGACAAAGATAAAGTTTAGGATATGATAGATAGTGCGCAAAGTGCCGGCGTCCCCGTCGAGCACTATTAAGTCGGGGGGTAGGTGTTGGGGACATCATCCCCCTGGATTACGCCTGACCCCCGACAAATCCAAAGAGGTGATGATGAATGAACCAGCCAAAAACAATCAAAGAAATCATCAACAACAGTCCCCTACTCAAGCAGCTTGATATTATGCTTGCAGATCGGGGAGGGAATAGGAAGAGGACTCATCTTAAAGTACCTGCCAAGCCAGACCTAAAAACAATTCTCAAAAAGAAAAAGAAGGAAATTAGAAGCAGGGAACGAGGTGTTAGGCAGCTTCTTAAAAATGAAGTCTGGAAGATGCCAGTAATAGATTACTTTAGAATCCCTAATATGTTCTTTGACGCTATGTACAGATACTTCCCGGATGTGCAGGGCCAGTTAATAGCCTACATAGTTAGGCACACCTGGGGGTGGAGAGCAGGGGGTACTAATCGTAGAAAGTGGGTAAACGTGAGATTAAAGACGCTGGCAGAGAAATTAGGACGGACTAAAATGGGGATATGCAAGGCCCGCAGGCAATTAGAGAAAAAGGGTTTTATCATACGGAAAGGGAATTGGTACCGGATAGATGAGCATTACCCTGGATGGAAAAAACCTTATGATGTTTGACTGGACTGAATTAGAGGTCAGTTTGTAAACGATTGTATACCTTAGCGTAAACGATTGTTTACTATTGAATGTCACAAAGCCTTATGGTTAAGGGAACAGAGAGAACGGAAAAGAAAGTCTTATTAAAAGAAATAAACAAAGAGAGAACTCCTTTTTATTCTCTTTTCCTTAACCACAAAGAACGGAAAAACCAAAGCGTAGTTAATGGATAAACCTAGAAGCAAACATTTAACCTTAACCACAAAGGGGGTAGATTATGAACAAACAGGTTGAGTCGAAACGAATTGAGGATACGAGCAACATATTGGTTGACCACTTTGCCAAGAATAAGACTGAGGAGATAATAACACAACTGACCTGGTATAAGCAGACTGACCTGATAGATATTAGAATTTGGCACAGAGATAAAAATGATAGTATATGTCCGACTAAGAAAGGGATCACCATACGAAGGGAACTCTACCCTTACTTGCAGAGAGCAGTTGAAAAGATAGGAGTGTTAATAGAGGAAATGGAAGGGATAGGGGTAGAGGTTGAGTAGGGGAATATAGAGGGGTAAATTCCCCGTAAATATATACAATTTGCCCCTTCCCTTTTCCCGACTACTCGGGGAATTTACCGGGTGAGAGTTTTGGGGTTCATAGTTTTGGTTAACAAAAAGTTACCTGAAAAATAGAATATCAAGCCAGAAGCCAGTTACAGGAATTAGTCTGGTTGACATAAATACCATTATCGGAATATGGCTTTTAAGGGGGAATCAATGAAATATACTGATAGAGCTTATCTTGCGGGTTTGGTTGACGGGGAAGGGTGCATAACTATTTGCCGTAGGAAAAAGGCACGTGGGCAAAATAAGAATTGGTATTATGAGCCTCAAGTTGATGTGGCTAATACTGATAAAAGGATAATAGATTGTCTTGTTGATTTATGCGGGGGTTGGGTTGCCACCCCGAAGAAAAACAAAGACCACCACAAACAGGGTTATTATTGGAAGATCACCGGAGATAATATGAGACAATTCTTGAGGGATATTCTTCCCTACCTGAGAGGCAAGAAAGAGCAGGCTAGGACAGTATTACAATTCCCTACTTATGAACACAAGGGCTGTAATGGTAGGACTCAAAAGGAAATGAAAAAGCAAGAGGATTTGTGGGCTAGAATTAAGCAATTAAACAAAAAAGGATTCAAGCCAGTTAAGAGATAGAGAGATTAAGGAGATGATCATAAATGCCTAAAGGTTATCGTAGCACAGAGAGCTATGTATCTCAAGACTCTGAGAAGCGGGCCAGATCCCTGGCAAACTTAAGACGTGGGAGTAAAAGAGGTGAACGAGTTTTGCAACACGTTGCAAAAGACCTCCAGGACATTGACATTATAACCTTTGCGACTGATCCCCGCTTCCTGGGCTTATCCTTTGAGGCTAGACCGGCTCAAGAGGTATTGTTAAGGGTTTTATACGGCTTACCCCTGGACAGAAAGCAGGTCAAGATATACAAGAAGCTGACCGGCAACAGGAAAGAGTTTGAGCCAGGCCAGGATAAGACCGAGGCTGTCTGGGTGTTAGGTGCGAGGAGTGGCAAGAGCTTATTAGCCAGTATCATAGCGTTATACGAAGCGACCAGGGATAAGTGGCAGCAATATCTTAGCAAAGGTGAGTCCGGCTATATTGTGGTGATAGCCACCAGACAGAAGCAAGCAGAGCAGATCATTCAGGCTAATTGTAGCCGGTTAATAGAAGGCAGCCCTGCATTGAGGGGCGTTGTCAAAGAGTTATACCAGACTGAGCTAACCTTAACCAACAATATGAAGATTATATCCCTGCCCTGCAATTCTACCGCAGGCCGGGGCTTGCCTATAGCCTGTTTTGTGTTAGATGAGGTAGGCCATTTCTATACCGAAGGGATCAAGGCTGATCAGACGATCTACGACTCACTACGTCCCCGAATGGCCCAGTTTCCAGGGGCTAAGGTGGTTCTGATCTCAACCCCGGCAGCCAAGCAGGGCTTACTTTGGAATTTCTTTTCTGAGGGCTTTGCCGTCCCCTCACGGTTCACGGCCCAGGCCGAGACCCGAGTTGTCAACCCCGAGATCCCTAAAAAGTTCGTAAAAGCTGAGTATAAACGTGACGTGGACTATGCCAGGCGTGAGTTCGGAGCAGAGTTTGCCGAGAAAATTGAGAGCTTTTTTGCCTACGAGGTTTTACAGAATAGCTTTACTCTTTCTGGCACTAGACCCTATAAAAACGAGTTTGCTTATTCCCTGGGGATAGATCAGTCAGGACTATCGGGACGTGACCGCTTTGCCCTGGCAATTTCCCACAAGGAAGGGGATCGGGTTCTTGTGGACCATATCGAAGCCTGGGAGACAAAAAATAGTGATAAGATCCTGGTTGACGTGGGGAAACTCACAGAGGCTTACAGGCTCAACAAGGTGAGCATAGACCGCTACGCTAAGGGGTGGGTGGCCCAGGCCCTCAACAAATTGGGCCTTGAGGTAGAGATCCGGCCCAGTATGAGTGAGATCTACACTAATCTCAAAAGTTTAATGTTAGCCGGAAGGGTGCGCTTGCCGGATAACTCAGACTTAAAGAAGGCTTTGCAGAATACTCAAGCCTTCTACGGCAAAAACAACGCCCTGAGCATAGCTCACCAAAGGTCAGCAGCAGGTCACGCAGATCTGGCTGACGCTGTGGCGACCAGCGTTTGGGTGTTATCCTCTGAGCCACCCGGTGTTACCCCTAATATATTTATCATAGACCCTAACGAAGACAGAGAGGACGAAGATGAAGGCTGGAAGCCCCTTAGCTCCTTTGATGATGTTTTTTGATAGGGGTAAAATAGGGGTAAAAACGCTAATAGTAAGGGGAAATAGTAGCAAAGTGGTTGCAGGATCGCTAATAGTAGAGGGAAAAAAATAAAAAGGGAATACAAGTCCTAGTTTCGATAGATGGGCTTTAGAAGCTGAATAGAAGAAATAAGGACTTGTATTTGTGCCCATATAGTAGAGGGGAATATATTTTTTTGACAAATGAATTTGACAAGAGGGCTTGACATTCAAAATATATCGTGTATAATAATAACGTAGGTTCGAGCAAATTCACAAAAAAAGCTGTTTGTTTGACACTCAACGGCTTTCATTAAGAGGCGGGCCAGCCAGAGTGGGAGCTTGAAAAAGTGCTTCCGGTCAAGGTGCTGCCTGAAAGATAGCAGCATATAACCGAAATGTGGGCAGCCTTGAGCCTTTAGGATTAAAAATTAAGGAGGGAAGATAAAATGGTAAAAGAGCGAAGAATAGGTTTTAGAGCAGAGGAGAGGCTTCACAAAAATATAAAAGCACTTAGCAAAAAGTTAGATGTGGGTGCTAGTGAAGTTATAAGATTGGGATTGGATGAGCTATTTGCGAAATATGTGCGTCCAGGATACCGAGGGGAGCTTATGGTAGTTGTTACAGAGGAATTTAATCGGCTGACTATGGCCTTCCAGGCCAGGATAGCTGAATTAGATCCTAAATTGAAAGCACAGGCAAAGGTAGCCAAAGAGGCTGAAATAGGCAAAAAAATCCATCAATTATACGCACAAGGCAAAAGAAAAGAAGCAAAAGAGCTAGTGGAGAAAAGCTACAAAGAGGGTTTTGCCCCCTGGTATTTCGAGTGGGAGAAGCCATAATTGAGGCTATAAGTTTGTCTAAATTTTTTGCGTCCAGGTTCAAGTGTATGGAGGATGCCCAGAAAGCCAAAGTCGTTGCCCTGGACGCTAGTCGAATGCACCGGCTTAAAACTGGGAAATTGGCCCGGGAATTGTCCACCTGGGCCTGCAATTATAAAAATTAAGAGGTGATGATTTTATGAGTATAGAATTACGAGATTTGAACAGGTGGATTGATGAATGTATTAAGGATGATGAGGGCTTTCATACTACAAAGAGCCTTGATCCAGAGGTTGAAATGGCTAAAACAGCTATCAAAGAGATTATAATGAAACTACGAGGTAGAATTTTCTAGATTTTATGTTCTTTGACAGTCCTGGCTATAACTACTAGGTGGCGAACACGGCTTATAAAGCTGCATATTAGTCGCTGGGGGTAGAATAGCAAAAAGGACACTATCACGGGAAGAGCAGCACCGGCTAAATCAGCTTCCCTTGAGTGGCGAACACTACCCGGCCAGGTGGCATAGTAGTCGCTTTTAGGCAAGTGGAGAGAGCCGTGCAATAATTGTGCTGGCTTCTAAGCGAGGTGACAATGAAAAATGAAACTCACAATGGAAGGTTTAGAAAGACTTATCAAGGAAAAAGTAAACCAAGTTAGCGGCCCAAACAAGATGCTGACCGGTGCGCTTTATGCTCCTTTTCCTGGCTTTGGATCGCTCGGAATGACCGGGCCAAAGACCTACAAGCAACTTTTTGGCAAAGAGGAAGAGGGCCTATCGAATGATGGTTTTGAGAACTTTGAGAAATGGTTTGAGGCCGTTCATTCGAACAAGGCAGACCAGCGACTCAAAACCCTCACCGAAGGCGGTGATCCGGGATACTTAGTCCCGGAAGAGTTCAGAGCGCAGCTTTGGGATATGGGACTTGAAGATAGTATCGTCAGACAAAGGGCTATGGTATATCCTATGAAGCGCAACCAGCTAGGCGTTCCGGCTTTTGACGATGAGGATCATAGCACGGGTTTGTATGGAACGGTTACGGAGAACTGGGAAGAGGAAGCCGGAGAGAAGGGCGAGACCGAGCCTAAGTTCAGAAAAATGCTTCTGCACGCCCGCAAGTTGACGTGCTTCTGCAAAAGTTCTGACGAACTGAAAGAGGACTCGGCAATTCCCTTTGGACAGGTGATAGGCAAAGCCTTTGCCGGGGCTATATCGTTTTACACGGATTTGAGATATTTGGCAGGTAATGGCGCAGGTAAGCCACTAGGCGCAATTTCAGCACCCTGCACGATCACGGAAGCAGGCGAG